AGATATGTTAGCCGCAGTTGAACCTCCATTAGGGTCGGTTTCAGTAATACTTACTTTTGTTGCATTTGAAACTAACCAACCTGCCGCATCTCTAAAATCTTGAGAGTATGTAAATAGATTCTCTCTACCCTTCTCAATTAACCCCTCACTATTAACACGGGTAGCCGCTAAGTTAGAACCACGAGAAAACGTGAAGTCACCATCTCCGTTAGTTGGCTTGGCACTATATAACGTGCCATCTTTGTAGCCGCTTGGTATTTGTATTAAACTCGCTTTATTTAATAAACTCATTTTGTTATTTTGTTAGTATGGCTAATTCTTCGTTTGATAGTCGGGTTTTGAACAGAAGGGCTTGATTACATTCAACAGGGTGGTCATACGCAAAGTATGGGCTTGAATATGAACCAATGTAAATATCATCTAATCCTGCGGCAGGAGTAAATGTTGTGGTGTTAACCCCTATTTGTGTTCCGTTTACATAGAAAGCAGTATCTCCACTTTTATATGCTATTGCACATTTGAACTTACCGCTTATTGCCGTAGAAACGATACTGAATAAAGATGAACCACCATTATAAACCAATGCGTTAATCTTATCATTTGTTTGTTTTATGAGAACAATTGAAAATACAGTACTTCGGTCAAAGTTCATAATACTTACATTTTCAGGTGTGTGTTCAACGCTACCCTCAAAGAACATAGTCCCCTCCGTTTGCCCTATCAACTCACTTATTCCCGTTTTATAACAACTATCTTGCACTCGGGTCGTGCTTGTTCCGTATGTGGGGAGGTAACTTGTGCTATAACTTCCGAGTTCTGCTTGTGCACCCCAAACTAAAACTGAAGTTGCATCATTTGAGGAAATATAAAAATTAGCAGCAGTATTATTTGCGGCATAAGTCGTGGTGAAATCTATTCTTACCCATTCATCGGTTAGCGTTTGAAATGTAGTCGTACCCGCAGAATCACCACCACTTCTTTTTGATTTTATTACAACATCTTTCCCGATATTACTACCCTCGCCTTTGATATAAATTGAATATGCATAAGTTGCACCACCAGTAACCAAATGCCCTTTTCTTAATGCTAAATCACTATCACCTTGAACTACAAAATTTACTTTGTAAGCATTTTGTAATCCCTCTGGACTAACTGAATAATTAGGTTCAATAGATGAAATACCACCTGCGTTTAAACTCCAAGAACCAAAGTATTCCGAATCAGTTAATAAGTTAGTCCTCTGTGGTTCAAGCAAAAGACTTGGGCATCCACCTCCGCTATAATCAACACGAGGAACGTCATCTGTTATACCCTCGTAGACTGCCGTTGTTGTTGTTTCAATGTAAGGTTGAGCGACTAAGCCCTCGTTGAGCATAGCGTCTTGGATGTAGACAGAGCCAATAGTTCCAGAACTTGTGCTTGAACTTACTGAAGGATATATCCGTATCAATGAAGGTGCATTATCATATACTACAGAACATCTATACCATCCACCACCTATAGATTCAATAGATAAATCAACTAAATTAGTTGATGAACCTACAACTCCATTTTCTAAATCAAAGAAACCTTCTGCGTTGATTGATGCACCAAAAGTTCTTAATCGTAAATTATTAACAGAGTTTGCTTTAGCATAAATACTTAAAGTACCAACATTTGAAGATGTTACATATTGAAATAAATAGCCTTCCGAACTACTATCTAATAACCAAGCATCCGAACTACCATCATATCCCGATTGCCCACCCGTAATAGTTGCACTTGATGTTCCCCAATTAGTGCTAAAAGTGTTCGATTGCACCAACAAATTACCCCTCTCCTTTTCTATCAACCCAGCACTATTCACCCTTGTTGCCGAACTTCCTCTTGTAAACGTCATATCGCCATCGCCCGTGTCGGGAATAGCAGAGTAAACCTTGCCCTCTTTTGTGGCCGTCGGTGCTAAAACTAAAGACGCTAAATCGATTAAACTCATTTCAGTGATCTAATTGCGGTTTTAAAACAATTTTGAGATTCAGCAACCCCTCCATCGGTAGTTACTCTCTCTTCGTAATTATACCAAAAATCATAGCCGGGTAGTCTAAAGCTATTCAATGTACAAGCCATAGAGTCTATAGTACCGCCATCAGCCTCGACTCTATCTTCGAAGCTGCGCAGTAGTTGATAGGCATCACCCTTAAAGGTGTTTAGCCTAGAAGATATCCCAGCGTTACTGATCATTAATAACCGATTACAGCTCCAGAAGAAATTACAAATCCAGTAATCTTTTTACCTTTTCCAGCCGGTAAATAAGTTCCTTGCTGAAAGGTTACGCTAGTCATTCCGCGATCAGACAATACGTTAGATGCAGATTGATAGTCTGGTGTTACTGTAAAGCTTGTAAATACTGTATCTTCTTGAACTACTAATGCATCGTAGCTAACGCTAGTTACCGTGGATGCGCTGTGGTATTTAAATCCGTCAGCACCAGCAACGATATCGATTGAAGGTGTTTGGTTGCTCATGGGTACGAATATATCACACCCCTAAAAAAAAGTCGTTACATTTTACGAGTGGTATCTACCAACCGCATAGTACTCAGTGCCATCGCTCATTATAGTTACCGACTCCCATAATGAATTAAATGAATAACTAGGAGCGCTATCAATAGTTCCGCTTAGCTGTACGTTGTGTGATGAGGATATTTTCTTAAATATATACTTACGTCCTTTAACTAGACTAGCAGATGGTAGAGTTACGATTACATTTTCAGCCGTAGTATCGCACACTATTAATTCAGCACTTACATCCAAATTGTGCGTACCCCCAGTCAATGACTGAACTTTACCCATCTCTTGCACGTTCCACTCAAGAACCTCGTCTGTCGCATCATAAACTATAACCGGATTAAAGTACGTGTCTATGGTTGGCTGCGTGGTTGGCGTGTCCGGGGATAGCCTCATGATGTCTGTAGGTAGCGATGTGTCAAAGTTGCTGACTGAGTCGCGGAGTAGACTAGTTTCTTGTATTATTCTACCTATTGCGTCATTTTGTTGGCCATCTCCTCCGGCTGTATCTACAAAATCTAACTCGTCACTTTGTATAGCTGCAACGTCTTGTGTGATTTTTAATATCTCAAAATCCCAAGTTTCGCTTTGGGCATTAAAAGTACCGCCATTAAAAGTATAGCTTTCAGAATCAAACTGAGGTGTTAAGATTGGGTAATAATCTCCGTCATCTACCAATGTTGCACTTGCGACTTTAGGAGCTTCTACATAGCAAGCCAATTGTCTTGTAGCCCATGTAGAGGCTGTTATGTTTGATGGGGTACTTGTGTCTGCATTCCATATAGTCCCTATCCCCTTTAACGAGTTTAATGTAAATTCATAGCCATAAACAGTCTGAAAATCATAAGATTCAGTAGGGTTTAATAACAATGCTGGATCTAAGTAATTACGAACAGTCATTGGCGCACTGTCTTTTTCGTACATATACAAGCAGCCATGCAAATTAAGTAGACCTCTTGTAGTTCCAGTTGTCCAATTCCATGATAATTTACCTAGAGATATATCAATTACTACATTCTCTCCCCCGGCTGGAGGTATGAAGTTTCTTACAAAATCTAAGGTAAATTGAGCTATTTGCGATCCTTTTTTCTGATAGTCTATTACTTCACATCTAACCCTTTCGTATGCTGGTATTGTAGATTGAAATCCAGTCCATGTTTGATTTTGATAATCGTAGTATCTATAACCAAAAGATGGATCGTCTACATAAATTCTAAAGTTAATTTCTGCATATTGCTGAGGCGGTGGCGTTGTAGACGCGATTGAATAAAACTTTAAAATTGCCTTTACTATTAACTCCCTTTCTTCTCCGGCAACATATCCAATAGTAGGCGTTGACAAGGTCATAGCCGAAGCCGCTTGAAGGTTAAAAGGTCGAATTAATCTATTTATCGCTTGACGAGTAAACGTCTGTTTAATTTCTCTTACAGCTGGCTGATGTGTTAGTATTGGGAATGCCTCAAAACAAGGCCTACTGTCATTGCCAATTAAATATTGAGGAAGTGTAGATATTTTTCCAGTTTGAGTACCATCTGTTCCGTATTCTACTGATATGGTTTGGGCCTTTTCTGCATAATCAATAGGGTCATATATATAATATCTACTATTAGTATATATCATCCTAGAATACACCATTCTTAATAATCTTTCTATTGCTTCTTTGGAATCTATAAATAAATTCTCATCTGGCTCTAACGTATTTTGATCCATAAATGATGTTAAATCACCTATGGCGCTACTCATGTTTATTTCTAACTTATTAAGCCTATCGAAATCTCCGGTAGGAAAATCTTGTGAAGCATCTACTAAATAATTACCCTCTCTTCCTAATGCTTCATAATAATCAGGTATAGATGTTTTTGCTAAAGACTGCCTTACTAGTTCTAAAATACTAATTCTTTCTGTTGCGCTATCAAACCAATCATACTCTACTTTAAACTTATCCAACAACGCTAGGCCGTCTACTGCTGTTATTGTGTAAACAGAATTTTTTTCTGGTCTTCGTTCGTATTGCATACCATCCGGTATAATACGCCCAACGTAAAACAATTCGCTATTTTTGTATACTACTATTGCGCAATCGCCCTCATTTCCAACAGCCAATGTCTGGAAGAAGGTGTGGTCTTCAGTGTCAGAAACTGCAAATTGCGCTTGGATTCTTGATTGCATTATAGGGTTTTCCCATAGCTTATTTCCTTCGCCCTCGTAATCTAAAACAAATCCTTGCCCAGCCATCGGCAAATCTTTGCTGCCTAATGCTGTATTTAAGCAATCTAAGCCCTCAACTATACCTCCATCAGCCTCTACCCTAGCTACATATTGCCTAGTTGATACTCCCGGCTCTTCCCATATCTCTACCTCATACGAGTTACCACTTATTGTGTTGGTCTTACCTATATATCTGCGCATTATCCTCTGGTTCTATCTTTTTCGTATCTTGACAATACAAGCGCTAAATCTCTACCGCTAACTTTTGTTTCCGCAATATAGCCACCTTCACCCATACCTCCACCAATCATGCTTTTTAATTTATCCAATGGGGCAATAACCTCAGGATTTGTGCTTGCTCCCGGATACTCACCAACAAGACCAAGCGTAGGCCCGCTAACAATACCTCCATCCGCGAAAGCAACCCCTTCATTTATCCTAGACCTAACAAATGCAGCAGCAGCAATTGCCGCAGTACCAGCTATTAATGCAGTAAATGGATCTGCTGCTAAATTGTCTAACGCTATTTTTGCAGCAGCAGCAGCAAATAAGCCTTTACCTATAGCCTCTAAGAAACTTGCTAATGAAGTTAAAAATGCTTCATTAATAGATTGAAGAGAAGATTGGCTTTGCTCCATTATCTTAGCCTCATTCTCCATTAACTGTTTTTTGGCTTGCAATTGCTCTAATTGACTTTTAGTAGCGTCTTGCATTGTGTATCGAAGATCCTCGTTTTGTTTTTTAAGAATTTCAATATCCAATGCAGCCATTTCGGAAGTTTCTTCAAAAGCTGAAGAAAAAGCATCACTCAGAGCATCGGCAATATCTCGACCTACTTTTGCGAATTCTCTAGATACTACTTGGCCAATATCAACAGCTGTTTGTTGAGATAAATTTACAATATCACTATTCGACTTTTTCTGTATTTTTAATTGTGTATCGGCTATTTGTTGCTCTATCTTCGCTATGTCTTCTCCAAATGCAATCAAGGTTTTCTTCCTAGCCATCAAACCCTCAAGATGCAATTCAAGTTTTGCTAACTCGTATGTTTCTTGATCAATTAAACCATCGTTATAAGCCTGAGCTAAATTTGCTAACGATTTTTGTGTTATTCTATCCTCTAAAGCCAAAGAACCCTCTAAAGCCTCTTTGGTTTGATCGTACTTTAACTTCTCATTAGCTACAGCGGCATTTGTATCCTTGTCCCTTGCAACTTGTAATCTAGCGCTCTTGCTATTCTGTAATTTTATTTCTTCAAGAGTTTGATTTCTCAATAACTCAGTGACTTGGCTAGCACTTAGATTTTGAGCTTGAGCAACTTGCAATATGCTTGATCTCTTTATAGCTAAAATCCTTTCCTCGGAAGCAATAGCAGCCCTTTCTTTTTCTTCTTCTGTTTTTAAGAATTTCTTCTCTTGCTCTGCCCTTAACCTTTCTTCTGCAATTAGTGACTTAGATATTTCATTAACTGCTTGTTTTGCAGTTTTAGATTGTTTTTCTTTTGATTTAGCAGTAGCTTGTGAAAAGTTAAATATTTTTCCTTCAAATTTTAAAGAACTTTCTAAAGATTTTTCATATTCTTTAGTGAGCTTAGTTATAAGATTTTGTAGCTGTAAAGTCCTTTCTTCAACCCTAGTTTTGGCTTTAGATTTATTTAAATTATCTTGTAAGTTACCATTTGCCGCCAAGCTTAATTTGCTACTAGCCAATAGCAAGTTTTGAGCTTTATCTAAAAAAGTTAAACTTTCTTCTAGTGGGGCATTTTGCAAATCAAATAATTCGGCTTGTTTTTTTGACAAAATAGCTGAAAAAGCTTCTGCTTTGGTTCTAGCCTTTATAGCTTCAATTTGTAAATACGTTTGATTTGTTAATTCACCAGTAGACTTAGCTTGAGCTAATGTTAAATTAGTTAATGATGGTACTAATTTTTGTAAATCACGGTAAGCTGATTTTTTTTCTGTTAGGGATTTGTTATTATCATCTATGATGCTTTTCAAAGATGTTATTTCATTTACCTCTTTTGAATAATTACTAACTGCATCTTTTTGTATATCCCTTAATTCTTTTTGCTCATCAGCTAATTTTTTAGCTGCACTTGATGATTCTAAATATCCATTAATTAAATATCCTAATCCAGTTACTAATGCACCAATACCTAAGGCAGATAATGAAGACTTTAAAATACTAACACTCCCAGCAGCCGTCTTAGTAGCTTTGCTAAATAAAGAACTAGCCGCAGCACTCGCCTTTAAGAACAACTGGTTCTCCCTAAGCCTAAGGTTGTTAATCGAAACAACAGCATTGGTAGCAGCAAAGGCTACGTTCAAAACCTTCATAGTATTACGTAGTGATTCGTTTTCAGAATCCATAAGCAATACCGCACCGGTAACAGCCGTGAGCGTCCTTGACATAGACTCAAGGGCCGACTGATTGTCTTCCGCTGCTAATCGAGAGTTAGCTAGATTGGTTTTGTTTTTACGAAGTTCAGCATTCATAGCAGCAAGCCTATTGGTGGTTTCTCCAATTTCTTGCTTTTGATCCCTAATAGAGTTGGTTAGCTGTTTGTATCTTTTACCATCCTTAACTACTTTGCTTTGTTCTTTTTCTAATTCTTTTAAGGCTTGCCTTTGTTCAACTAGTAATTGCTTAGTTTCATTTAATTCAAAATTTATACCATCGATATTCCCTCTTAAATCTTTACCAAACGCATTATTCATGCTTTGGTTTATCTTATCAGCAGACTGCTTTATTTTTCTTTCTCCACCACTTACAACGCCAATGGCATTTTTCATGCCTTGCTTTAATTTTTGTATGGAAGCGGATAATATTACTTTTAATTCCTTAAACATTTGCGTACATTATTAAGTAGTCTTGAACAACCATAAATAAACCTTGCTCGTCCGCGTCATCATCTTCGTCCGTTATCTCGTTTTGAAAAGATATATTTTGAACTAAAACACTATTAAACGTATTTGGTACAGTAGCGTTCATTACATCCCTGACCGAATCAGCTAATTCATAGGCAGCGGTAGCTGTTTCAGAAACAATAGTAATCTGCACTCTAGATTCGTCGCTTTTGCTATATTCTTTTTTAGTATCGTTAGATACCCTAGAAATCTGCGATAGGACAATAGCTGGTAAAGAAGAACCCTCAGGTATCCTCTGAGGGTATATACTGGCTGTAATGCTTTCGTCTTCGGATAGTAGGAAGTAAACGGCCTTAATCGCCTTCATGGTCGCAATTTATCAAAAACGTGCTTATATTTTGTTACAACTTCTACAACATTCAATTCGGTTTTCTCCCATTCAAAAGTTATGAGATCCTTTGGCTTAATAGCTCTACCTTTTTTTGCATGAGGAGATAAAATAATTGTAGCAAGCCATCTAGTTCGCTCCCAATCATTTCTAAATTGTTGTGTTTGAGCATTTCTAAGCCCTTCAAGCTTTATTCTAAAATACTCAGGCAAATAAATATCTAGGCAATCCGGGGTCATCCCCAATTCACCAAATGCAATCTGCTTTATTTTAAGCCAACTAAGCGGCTCGGAAGCCCCTACTTCTTCGCTTTGGCTGCTCCCTTCGGTTGAAAAAAACCGGTAACGCTTTGCGTAAATCCATCAATAGCTGGCTGTAACTCTTCAAAAGAGCTAATAGCTTCTGCTATCTCCTCGCTTGAATGAAATGGGCTTTTCTTGCTTTCTTTTTTCATGCCGCTTGCAATCCCAAAAAATGCGCAATCACGTGCAAACTTCATAGATTGTGCCATGTCTTGGTTTTCTTGTAAAGCGTCAAAATCCATCATCTTGTTTTCAGCCATGATGCGCTCAATCGTAAGCATCGAGAAGAACATCGGATATTCTTGGCCGTTAATTTTAATATTCATATGGCAAATATACAACAAAAAAGAAAAGGAGGCCGAAGCCCCCTTAACTCAATCAAATGAATATAAAAACAAGTATTATTAAGGAGTAACAACTCCCACTGTTAATGACCCAGAACCTTGCAAAGAGCAAGAGAACGTAGAAACGTCATTAACTGGAGCATTCCATGCAAAACTAGTCATTACAGCTGATCCAGACAACTTTATATCTCCAGATACATTAGAAGTCATAACAACAGTGATTTCTGCACCAGCGATAATGTCATCCAATAGGTCTTTAGGAGAGTGACCAGTTGTTGATCCATCCTCCTCAAAAATACCTTCAGCAGACATTGTCCAAGAAGACAATCCAACTAAAAATTCTTTGTAATTACCTCCATCTTTGTTTGTCGCATCGATGGTGTCTTTTGTTAACTCAAAATCGGTACTTGTTAAGTTTGCGACCTTGGTTAATGTTCCCGATACATCCTTGTATAAGGCAATCAGAGTTCCGTTTACCAATCCAGTAGTAGCCATATTATTTTTGTTTTAATTTGTTTTCTACAATTTTACTTATTCCTTTTAGTATATTCGTTACAATTTGCTTTCTATTGGCATCAACCACTGGCCTAAAGAATGGCGCTGGTTTGAGCATACCTCTATAATACCCGGCCTTAGTGTAACGATCTACCGTTCCGTATTCAAATGCATAAGCCAAGTTAGCGTTTGCGCCTTCAGAGTAATCTATACCAACCATTACAGATGAAGGGTATTTTGCACCCTTATCTATGGCTGCTATGTCCCTTCTTATAAACTCAGCCGGAGCAGCAAATCTTAATTGGTCAGATAATTTATCCCCCTCTATAAGCAATACCTTCTCTTTTATTTCTCTACTAGGTAGCTTCTCGATTTTCTGCAAGTCCTTGACTAGTTTCTTAAAATCATTCACTGCTTACACATTGTAATTTTAGATACATCTTACGATCAATCTCGCTAATCGCTATTATATTGTAATCTTCTCCGTCATGCCTAATTCTATCTTTAACAGTCATAGCCATATACCTAACATATATAGTTAAATTCTGCTTATTCTCCCATTTATCTGCATTTACATCCTCAGAACCTTGATTGTAATCAATTCTAGCGTACAAATCACTATTTTTTGTCCAAGTCTTTATAGCTTCGCCATATGCATTTTGAGCGCTTGTATAGCGCCATAATTCTACCAATGTATCAAATCTGCCAGCATTCATTATGCGAATGTGCTTATTTTATGCTTATCTAACAAGAATTCGCTATTTTTTGGCATTTCAGTCACATTAGCCCCTACGATTATATTTTGTCTATTATCGTAATACTGCGCTATCATAAGCATACAAGCCATTTTCAGAGATGCATCAAAATCGTTAGTGCCAAAACCCTCTGTTACTTCTACAACATATTTTGTTTCAGCATCAGTCAAGTCAGAAGGCAAGCTATTTAAGTATATGTCAATACCAAAATTAGATAGAGGCTCAGGCTCATCAATCCAATCAGTAAAAACAGTAAGAGCGTTGTCGCTACTTACATAATAAACTTCTTCAACATCAATAACTCTAGAAGGAACTCTAATGTAATTACCAATCAATATTGGCGTTCCATTTAAAGGATTTATTGTGGCTGGTTGACCAACCAATTCTTCAAAACCATAGCGCACTATACTTTCTCGTACCTCATAGCCAACATAATGACTAGCCATATCTAAACTCATCGATATAAGAGTCGATATATATGCATCGTCAGCACTACTAGTCACCCTTAGGTGTGTTTTAGCATCGGCAACAGATATGTAATCAGTATCAGAGTTAGCTCGTGATACTATGCGCTTACCGGTAATCATTTCTTCTTAGCTGTTGTTTTTTTAGCTGGTGCTTTTTTAATTTCTTCGCAATAGCCTTCTTCCAATAGCAATTTAGCTTGCTTATCGTCTATTTCTGCTACATCTCCAACATTGTAAGACAAGTTGAACGCAATTGGAAACTTTATAAATTTCACTTTCATAATTAGATCCTAGGGCCAGCAATTAAGTGACCCTAGGCATACGGCTTGACCCCCGTACGGGTTATTTTGGTTTAGGCATCGATATCCTTACATACTGCAAACGCCTCAGGGTGAAGCAAGTTTACGTCGATGTAAGCATTCAATATCATGTTGGTTAAACCAGCAGTTGCTCCGCTATAAGGATCAACAGTCAACTCCATACCACCCCAAGAAGCGATAGCAAGTTTGCTGAAATCTCCAAAGATAAGAGCAGATAAGTCAGTAGCAGAACCTTTAGAAAGGTCGCTAGGTACGTTAGTTGTAACAGCCATGTTGTAACCGTTCAACTCACCCATACCACTCTGAAGGATGAAGTTACCTTCAACACCAGAAGCTTGACGAGCAGTAGTCTGCATAGCAGCCTTAACTAATGGGTTAGTCAAGTAAGCTTGACCCATTGCGTTGTCAGCCTCAACTTCTTTCATTGCGTTAACAACGTCAGCCCAAACGATAGCAGCACCGTTAGCGTTAACAGAGTTAGTAGCAGCTCCACCAGCGAAGATTACGTTAGTAGAAGAGTTGCCAATGATACCAACCGGCTCGTTAGTTCCACCACCTTTGATCGCAGCTTTTTCCAACTCTTGAGCCATAGATTGAGCAAGATAGTTACGAACGTAAGCATCGATGCTATTAGAAGACTGATTAAGTAACTGGTTAGAAACTTGGATGTAAGAAGCCAAACGCTTTGGAGAAAAAGTCACTTTAGAGAAAGCTGGGCTTTTCTCAGTAGCAGTTCCGTTCTCAGTGTTCCATCCAGCAGCTGGCTGAGTGCTAGCCTTTGGAAGGTCAAGATTTCCAGTAAGGTTATCAAAACGAGTTACTCCAAGACCATCTAAAACAGTGTTTGGCAACAATACGTCAATGATGCTTCCAACTTCAGTAGCTACGTTTACACCACCTTCAGAACCGTTAGTTCCACCAGTTGCGGTCATGTCACGCTTGAATGCGTCAGAAGGAATCAATAAGCTGTGAGCGCTTACAGATACACCAGCACGCTGAAACTCTTCAGCAGCCTCTCTGTGCATTTCGTACTCAACGCCATCGCGTCTTCCGCTAGCAGCTTGCTCAACCGCACGCTTGAAGCTGTACTTAGATGCCATTTCGCTACGCTCTTTCTTCTCGCTAGTAGAAGCAGCACCGAAAACCGGAGCAGCAGCAGCTTTTTCAGCAGCACGCTTTTGCAATTTCTCTAATGTTTCAACTTCAGAACCGATAGACTCTAAACGAGCATCGATATCGTTGAAACGCTTTTTTTCGTCTTCAGTCATCGAACGCTCTTCAGTGTTGATGCTGTTTTGTAGGGCGTTCAATTCATCAATCAAACGGCCTTTTTCCTCATGTAAGGCTTTAATTTTCATGGTTTATTTATATTTGGTTTTAACTATGTTTATTAGTTCGTGATCGTTACTCTTCTCTTCTTTTACTCCGTCAATTTCTTTTAATTTACGTGCAGCCCATTCAATACCGGCATCTCCACCCCATGCATCCCACATAAGTCCCCCACAACCCTCGTCGTAAGGTACATCTTTGTTTTGCTGATGGCGCTTAAATGCAGACATTCTAGCAATAGTATCTCTTGATAATGGCTCTTTATTGGCTAATTGTGCTGCTCTTTTTTTCCCAACATCTGTTCCGCAATCTCCCCAGCCATTCTCTTCAGCCCAATCTAAAGCTCTTTGAGCATTATTTGAAGCAGCTTCAGGATAATCTGTGTAACTATCTGGCTTAGTTCTTAAAATGCTTCTAGCTTCAGAAATAGTATCTTGGTAAGCTGGGTAGGTTACTGGTGATACATCCATCAACTCTTTTATCTTACGAATAACGTGAGTAGAATTATCTCCGTACTTATCGCTTTTCTCCCAAGTGTAATCCTCAATAGTAAAAGCAAAGCTACTCTGCGTGATATCCCCACGCATAATACTTCTT